TGTTTGCTCCAGATATGACACCAGAACCATTTATAGTAATGCTGGTTCCATCAACTTTAACTCCACCAAGCACGGATGTTGAAGCAGTAGGTAGAGTATACGCATTAGGATCAGTCCCGTCAGCGTTAACAATTGTTGCTGCTGTGCCTGATGTTCCACGATATTTGAGGGCACCAGTATCAACATAAAGTGTTCCACCAGTAGTAGGATTTCCAGTTGGTGCTGTCAACACATTCGCTATAAATAATGTTCCAGACGCAGCTGCTCCCGGACTAAATGAATTAGCGGTCATGCCACCAATTCCTATATTCCTGCTTGAATCAATTTTAAAAGTACTTTTAGTATCGTCATTCATAGCAGAACGAATAGTAAAGAATCCACCACCAGTAGCGGTAAAGTCAAATAATGAACCTCCACCAGTTCCAGACATAGTATTTATCCACTGTGTCATTGGCGTAGATGTTGAGTTGTAATAAGTTAATGATGGGTATGTTCCACCTATAAGTTGTAAGTAACCAAGAGTTCCATTATTGTTAGCAGTTAAAGATTTGCCAGTAATATTTCCTACGTTATCTACTTTTGCTACTGTTGTTGCATTAGTTCCATCAAAGGTCTGCCATTGTTGAAGGTCTCCAGTTTGAGTGTATGTACCTGCAGCACCAAGACCACGAACCATGATTGGAATTTCTGCTGCGTAAGCTGCTGCTGCAGCTAAAGCCGCATTTGTGTATGTGCCTAAATAAGTTCTAACACGCATTTGCCCTATGCTATTTACTTTTGATGGCGCACCACTATTTGCTTCTTGCCATTCCTGAATATTTGCAGACCCACCTAAATTTTTTGCAATTAATGGAATTACTGAACTGTTTTGAAATGTTTGGGTGTAATTGAAAACACCATTTCCGCTAATAGAAATACCTGCAGCATTTAGAACACCGTCTTTAGTTATGTTTGCTACTGTTGTTGTTGTGTTAGTTCCGTCAAAAGTTTGCCATTCCTGTAAGTTGGCAGTTTGAGATGTAAGACCTTTGATTACTACACCAATACGAGTAGTTGCAGTAGGTCTTACATATAGAGAAGTTGCTGTGCCTTGATAATCGCTATAACCAGTACCAACTCCTGCATAAGAGTTGTAAAGATTAGGCATAATCCAATCGCCATTTGACAAAGTGTAAGATTTTAGTGTATTAGTACCATCTCGAATTTCAATCAATGATGCTGTTTGTCCTGATGCACCTTTAATAACAAGAGGTATTGTTGCTGCACTTCGAGACGTAATACTCTTTTGAGCAGGCACAGACACAGTTCCAGCAGCCGAAGCCTGTCCAGTAGTTAAAGATGATGTAATAGTAAAAGTTGTTGTCAACGGAGTTGTTGCTACAACAAATGTTCCATTATATGTGCCACCTGTAGTTCCTGCAAGAGTTACTAAATCACCAATAGTGAATCCGTGGGCGGAAGCCATGGTCACAAGTGGGTTGGCACCAGTAGCAATAGATTGGATAGTACCGCCTGATGCTGTAAGGACAGGGGTGGTTGAGCCTGTAAATGTTTGACCTACACCGTTTGTTCCACCTAGCACTGTGTTAGCAAAGTCCATTATTTCAATAGAGTTTGCGGTGACTCCAACCGAACCAGATGACCTGACTATTATGCCTTTATTAGTTGAACCTGTACCTTGGTTTATTTGCAAACTTGCGTTTAATGGTGCGTTATTTGTAGTTCCACTTATTTGCAGACCAGAACCAATAGCGGTATTTCCAAAACTGTTTACAGAAAATCTTTGTGAGTTGTCTGATGCAACTACGTCAAAAAGGTTAGCACCAGAACCAGCGGTAGAAGCACCTTTAACTCTTAGACCAATTGTTCCAATAGACCTTTGAGTGATAGAAGCCTGCGCAGAAATGCTAAGCGTTCCAGCGGCACCAGCTTGACCCACTGTAAGACCTGAAATAATGTTAAAAGTAGTCGCTGACGGAACATTTGAAACATACAAGTTAGTTCCGTTATAGGTGTTGCCCGTAGTTCCAGCAATCTGCACTAAATCACCTATAGCTAAACCATGGGCTGAAGCCATAGTGATAAGAGGATTAGCACCTGTAGCAATAGATTGTATTGTTCCACCAACAGCAGTAAAAATAGGTGTTGTTGAACCTGTATAAATCTGTGCGTTAGCGTTATGACCACCAATGGTTGTAGCTGAGTTATTTGTAATAGTTAAAATATCTGCAACTTGGTTAGAAGCACCTCTTAACGCTAATGGTGGAGTAGTAGAAGAGTCGGTAATCAATGAAGCAAAAGTTCCCCTATAGCCACCATACTGGTCAATACGTGCGACAGGTGTTCCACTTGCGTTCTGCCATTCTTGCCAGTTAGTTGACCCCTGAGTTGCACCTGCTTTAACAATAAGTTTTGTTGCACCAGTACCTGCAACAAAAGTGTTTGTGTTATTAGTAAAAGTGTTGTCTGTAGCAAGAGATGCCTTACCCGATAAAGAATTTGTAACCGTAGTAGCAAAGGCTGCATCATTACCAAGAGCGGCAGCTAACTCATTAAGAGTGTCTAGAACAGCAGGAGCAGAATTCACAAGATTAGAGATAGCAGTTCCCACAAATGCTGGAGTAGCGTAAGTTGATGCAGCGTTACTTTGGGTTAAATAAGTAGACGAAGCTGTAGTCGAATCCAATTTTGCGGCTAAATCAGATACTAGATTTGTAATTTGTGTTTGAGAAAGTTGTAATAAAGTTTGATTAATGCCAATAATAGGAGCCGTACTTGTGCCCGTATTAATTATTGGACTAGTAACTTGAATATTAGCTGCAGTAGTGGCAGCTACGGTAATTGTGCCTGGAGTATTATTTGTAACAGTGGCCGGAGTAACTGTTACCTCTACAGCCGGAGATGGCGTAATGATAATAGTGTCAGTCATTACTGAGTTACCTGCCTAGAGGTAAATACCTGTCCGCGAAGATAAGTGGTAACGCTTGAATCAACCGATGAAGTAGCTTGGATATCCCAGAAACAACGAACAGGAAGATTAGCGGTGGTTGTGCCCGGCAAACTTAATTGTAGTTTCTTTAGGTTAGCGTCATACACAGTAACTGTAAATGTAGCCCAAAGTGTAGGAGAACCTGGGTAAGTCCTAATCTGAGCTTTAAACGTTAGCGTTGTAAAGTCAAGGCTGTCAGGGAAGTCTAAGATAACTGAGTAGTTGTCTCCCTGCATCATAACGATGTCGTAGATAGGCACATTGCTAGCAATTACCGTACGGCCATTAAGGTCATTTTGCATATAAACGCGCTCTGGGCTGGTAGAGTCGTCAATTTCTTGGGCCACGTAAAGAGGAACAAGTTTATTAGTAGTGCGGCTCACTCTACGCAGGCTTCCCATCTCAATTCGCCAAACGCCAATATTAAGAGCAGAACATAGAGTACGGTACTGTTCTTTGCGGGATTCAATAATTGCGTTAAGTTGACTAAATCTTTGGCTACGAGGAATAGTGACGCCGTCAGGGGCTTGGATATTGATATCAAAAGCTGCATCTGTAGCTAAGGCCCAGAGGGCCTCTACGGTCGCTAGGAGGACTACAGGGTACACTTCTATCTCAGGTAGAGTATCGACGGTTATGGCCCTGTTAAAGCTGTCTGTGCGGTTATTTGTGTGCTGTAAAAGTGCGGTAGTAACATAATATGTTAACTGGTCATCAGTAAAGTACCTATAAACATTTCCAGTTACGGTTAAAACATGTCCTGATACTGGGGCAGTTACTGTGTGAATAGTGCCAAAAACAGGTTCAACAGTATAAGTAGTTGGATTAGTCAGCGTTGTACTGTTATCTTTAACCATTAATGTGGCTACATCAAGTGGCTTATAGCCAGTAACAAAATCTTTAGTAACGCCATCGGCGGTAAATGTTTTGGTGAACTGTCGAGCTTGGTCGTTTAGTTCGATACGAACCCTTGATAAAAGGTCTGCTAATACAGCCATAGTGAGCCCAACCTAACAAAAATCATTTAATTCTATGATGACTTATAACACTTAAAAAGTCTGGATAAACGAAACAGCGGGCACTAAGCCCGCTGCCCCGTCTAAAGTAAATTTTAGAATCGCTGTGAAACGTAACCTTTTAGCTCAAGGTGAGCGGCGATTTCTGGAGTAACTTCGTACTTTTGTCCAGCCTTAAAGCTGTAGTAGTTTCCAGCACCAAAAGTCATAGACTCAATATTATCCGATACGCGGATAGTTACTGTAGCGTTCTGTTCTTTGCTCTTAACTACTTCATCAACTACGATTGGCTGAGCACGATTTGGCTCTGTAGCGTCGATTACTTCCGTCTCTACTTTAATAGCAGCTTCGGCAGTAGCCATTGCAAGCTCGCTTGTGCGAGCCGCTTGGTCATCTAACTGCTGTGCGACGAGGGCATCTCTTTGGCGACCTGTAAAGTCTGCCGGTTTCTTTTGTGTTGCCACGGGGTATTCTCCTAATTAGTGTCTCGGTATTGCAGGGGGTTGTAAAAGGGGGGCCATTGCTGACCCCCCTAGCACAATTAGTTTGTTGAGGCTACGATTACAGCCTGGTCAGTGATTAGACCAAGACCGAAGATCGAGTACCATGCTAGTGCGTGTTCACGACCGAAGTCTAGAATACCACCATCACGAAGCTCAACTGGAAGTGAGATAGCGTGACCAAATGCGTTGTCTCCAATGAAGATAGCGTCATAGCGGTCCTTGTTACCGTTACCAGTCCACTCAGCAGGAGCTACGTAACCACCACCGGCAGCAGGAACTGGGTTAGAAACAGCTGTGTCAGCAGTCCAACCTGTACCAGCACCGTTAGTGACCTTACGGACCTGTGTGGTTTCGATGAATACGGTGTCGTATAGACGGCCGATTTCACCTAGCATGAAGTTACCTGGAGCAGCGTACTTAGTTACTTCGATAAACTCAGCAGTGTCGCGTAGAAGACGTGACTGGTGAGGGTGTACGAATGCAACGTAAGTTTCTCCAAGCCTTGGAATGTTCTTAGTTGATAGCTGCTCGACTGCGTCCTTAACGGTTCTTGGAGTTAGCCCATAGTTACCGGTCATAGAAGCATTGCTTGTACCGTTTGTACCGTATCCGTACTGGTTGAAGTTACCAGTTCCGTTAGTGATAGCGGTTAGGTTGGTACGGTCTTCACCCCAGATTTGAGAAGTCGCACCGTATAGGGTGTCGCGGCTTAGCTTGTCTAGGTAAAGAGCCATGTTACGACCTAGCAGACGAGAAGCAGATGCCATAACGTCATCGAAAGATGCGTTTAGCAATAGCTCTGAAACTGCAAGTGCGTATCCGTGCTCTGAAACGGTGATTGAGAACTGCTGTGCAGTCAGAGCGTTGGTCTGCATACGTACACCTTCGACTAGCGCTGAAGCGAAGCCTAGGTTGTTGTAACGCAGGAAGTTAATCTGAAGACCTGGTGCAACACCAAGTTCTGTCTTCTTAACTGCGAACTGCTCAAAGCGAAGGATTGGCATAGCCTGGAAAAGGATTTCCTTTGACCAGATTTGCTGAATCGCCTGAGTTAGCTGTGTGTTTGTACCTGAGTACGAGGTTGGGGCGGCAGCTAGATTGCCGGTTCCCGTAATACCTGATGCCATTTGCGTGGGCTCCTAAATTAAATTGACGTTATTGGTTTATGGGTTCCCGAACAAACCCTGTCCGCGTCCACGAGCTTTATCACTCAATAGACGTTGACGATATTGTGCATATTCATTCATCGGCATGGCTGCAATTTCTTGAGCCGTAAGCGTACGTTGTTCCGAATTGATATCCAATGGTCCGGTGGGTGGCGCGGTTACCCGACTACCCGTCATTTCCTTGCGGGCATTCTGCATCGCTGCCTGTGCCGAATCAAGGATACGAGAAGAACGCTCTTTCAAGCCTTCGATACTCGCACTGACCTCTTCTGGGGTGTTACCCGTTACAAGGTCCAATAGTTCGGGAATAATATTGTCCCGCTCAGCTTCAAGCAATTGCTGCTTGTAACTGGTAAGTTCTGAGTACTGCCTTTCACGGTCCAACTCAGCAAATGCGCGTTCACGTTCTTGACGCTCACGCTCCAATTGCTCCTGCCATTCGCTTTCCTTCTGTTTTAGAAGGTCACGAACGTCCATATCAGCTTCTGCCTTTGCACGCTCTTCAGCGGCTCTAGCGTCTTCTTCCGCACGTTTTGCTGCAAGTTCTTCTTCGCGTTGACGTTTAATCTCTGCGAGTTCAGTCTTTAGTGCATCAATCTGTGGGTAAAGCTTATCTTTTTCCTGAGTGCGTACCTTAGACAAATCCTCGTCCGTATAGAACTTGGTGTTTGTAGCTGGTGCATCAGTTGAAGATACCGATGTAGCAATTGACGCATCAGCGTCAGGCGTTGCTACTGTTGGAGTTACTCCTGCTTCAGCTTCAAAAGCTTCGGCATTTGGTTGTGAATCTGTTGTACTCAATGTATATCCTTAATTTCTCTAGGGCGTTTTCCGAATGTATCTTTCGACACGTAGCACATATAGCCGCACGTTATGTTGTCAATATTAAGTTTTACGCGTTCTACCGCGTTTTTGTTGCTAAATCAAAATTATTTTTGATAATCTTGTGGAATTTGTCTACTAGGTAATTTTGTTCCATAAGCTTCTGTAACAAGTCTGGTTCTAAGTTCAGACTCCCCTAATGCGAGGTTATCTAGGGTTTGTGGGTCAAGGGTAGGAGCCATAGGTTCACCAGCGCCTGGGGCACCGCCCATAGGTCCTGGGGCACCAGCTCCTGGAGTAGCCCCGCCACCAGCCGTAGTCCCGTCCATCATTCCTAATTGACCTGTCATAGACGCAATTTCTTGCTCAATTTCGGTTTGTACAAGACGCAAAGCCCCATCAGCAATAGCATCATCGATAAGTTCTTTACGAATTTCTTGAAGCTTAGACTCAGGGAATTCTTCACCAAGGTCGCGCAAAGCACCCTCCTTAGACTGCAAACCAAGAGATAGCAGTGATTGAACTTCGTTCAATACAATTAGCTTATCTAGAGGTAGTGGTGGTGGGAAGTGGGCATATGTACGGTAAGTCTCTGGGTCACTAGGGTCCAGTTGAACTAACTGGTTAAGTTTTGGAGTAGTTTCTACATCTAGGTTAAGAGTAAATGTTTCTGGCTCTTTTAGTGCAAGAGTGCGAAGAACTAGCTCATTAACACGTTCAATTCCGTGAGCATACTGAACAATCTTTTGGTGATAACGATTCATCAAAGGCTGGAACATAATTGAAAGTGCAACACCAGAAGTGTTAGAAACCGGCATAGCTTGGCCAAGAGCAGACTCAGGCACACCGGTCATTTCATGCATAGCCTTCTTTAGCTGAGCCATAAAGTCCATAGCGCCCTTTAGGCCCTGGCCTCCACCTTCAAGGTTCTCAACACGAGCGTCCTTTGGTAGACCACCCCAAACCTTGTTAGCACCTTTTTCTAACTGGCTAGCTTTAGCACCAATGATTACAGTAACAGGGGCAGCGTGGTAGTTAATAATATCTGCAATGTCTGTGGCAGTTTCGTTATAGACACGGTTAATGCTAATCATTTCGTTACAGTCAGATAGGCCCCAAGGAGAACCTGATACACGAACGTTAGCGATATGAATAACTGGAATAATGCCCAATGGATTTGGACGAGAGTCGATCATTTCATCGTTGATGTACTCTTCAATAGTGTCTTCTGTGAGAATCTCGGTGTAAGTGTAAACCTGACGAGTTCCTTCTAGCGATGTCCCCCAGAAACGGTACTTAAGCTTAAAACGGATTAGACGTTCACGGTCGTGTGGGTGAAATTCTGGAAAAGCAAAAGAAGAGTTTAGAGGTAAGATACGAACACGGCCTGGATGAACTCCGCCTACAGAATCCTCATAGCCCTCTTCATAAGCTACTTTGATAAAACAGTCTCCAGAAACACCACCCTGCTGACCGATTTCCCAAAGTACGGTAGCTTTATTATTATCTACTTCCCAGACGCGCTCAAGAAGAGAAGGAACGATAGCCTCAGTAGCCTTAACGCTACGGAACTGAACGCCCTTACTAAATGTGAAGTTAATAATAAAGTCAGTAAAAGCACGGTAATAGTTAAGAACAATAGAAGGTTCACCGGCCTGACGGCGGAAAGAAGTGTGGTGACCTAGGTACATAGCCCAGTTAAGGCTGTAACGGTTTAGACGAGGGCCGTGGACCTCAAACTCTTCATCAGCAAGCTCTACAAGACCCAGAGGGGAGATGCTGATGGTAAGGTCAGAGGATGCGGCTCTATATGACGGAGGGGAAAAATCAATCGACATGCTACGAAGCGCTTCCAGTTATATTATCGTGAGTAGTTATAGTGTACCGCAAAATACTTATTTTTTTCAGGGATTACTATTTGGCAATTGGTTTAGTAACCTTTTTAGTTACTTTCTTATTTACGTCTTTTTGTATCGAATTTTTTTGCTGCTCTTCTTTTTTATCCATAGCTTCTTGAGCACGGTCACGCATACGGGGGTCAATTTGTTTTTTAGAATCTACAAACTTGCCGCCAAGTTGTTCATATTTAGAGTGTACCCAGTGAGCAGCAGCTGGAGAAGGGTACTTAGCAAAACGAGTTTTTGCCTGTGTGGTAATTAGATTCCAAAGGCGAGGGTTTGCGGGGTATTGATGGGGCGTCTCTTTTACTTCTTGACCCTTAACGAGAGCCATAATCCACCACCTTAGAAGTACTCAAACCACCCGTACGCCATCATCAGTGAGGTACGGGGGTTCAAGAATTTTTTACCTAGTCCTGAACCTGAGCTGGGTTCGGGTGCTGCTGACGGCCACCGTTACGGACAACAGTCTCGTAAACGTTTGAGCCGTGGTCTTCAAAGGCTGAGCCTGAGAATTCACCTAGGTAGTCCTGTGACTCCACCCATGCAGCTGAACCTACGTGAGCACGTTCGCTCATAGTCTCTTCAGCAGTCTTAGTGTGAACAGGGGCATTACGGTTTGGACGACCTGGAGCAGGAGAATATCCCTGCTGTGCTCCAAGAATAAATTCGTCTGGAACGTCTGTATCGGTTGCGACACCTTCTTCAAAACGAAGTGGTCCGCGCTGGCCAGGAACTGCTGCAGCAATCTTACTGTCGTAAGTTAGTGGAGCACGCTCTGGGAACTGTGGGTCTGGTGCAAGTGACATTAATATCTCCTAATAAAAAGGTTGAGGCCTCTATACAAGTTTTATACTAATTACGAAAATTTGCAGGATAAACGTAAATTATCTGTAAAAAGGCGAAGAACTTACTTCTACGCTAGGCATTGTAAGCTCCATGGTTAAAGCGCAAGCAATAGCTAAACTATCGGCAAAGTCGTCATGGGCATGGGCTTCTTCAGGGGCATGAGCAAGAAAGTTAGGGCCTTGGAACTTAACTTCTAGGTCAGTCATTTGCTGATAGAACCGCTTCCATCTACGAAGACCTCTAGTTTTAGCATGTGCTGGCCAACCAATAAGGCGGCGCTCAATAAGGGTCTTAAGATGCTTCCACCGCTTAGATTGTTCTTGCTGGCTACTTCCTACAGAAATAACTTCTGCTCTAGGAAGCAGTAAACGGAGGCGCTGAGCTACAGCATCTCCTACACCGTTAGCGTCTACGCCAACGTATAAGATGTCATAATTTTCAAGAAAATTAACTATTTGGAAATACTGGTCTTCCCAGTCATCGCCTTGAATCTCTAGCCAATTAAGCACTCTGTGGTCAAAGTAACCAAACTCGTCAGGCCTATCCCAGTCTACCCAGACCACGGTTACCACAGTGGAGTCCATTTTACGAGCAGGGTCAATGCCTACTACAACAGGAGTACGATGCCAAGCTTCTACAATTTTTTGAGAAGTATCCCCAAGTTCGTCCATAACGCCAGACGTAACGAACATACCGCGTTCTAGAAGCCATTTGCAGTTATAGGCCATCTGGAACTCATCAGAATCTTCACCAATACGAAGCATCTCCTTACGCACAAACTTACCGTAATCATCGCTAGCTTTAGCTACATCACGCCAATCCCATTGAAAATGGTTCTGCTTGCCGCCGCGTCCTGTAGAACGGCGTTTGTTGAGTTGAATGGCTCGATAAAAATTGTTTTTGTGCGTAGTAGGAGTACCGGTTTTCACCATAGTACCGTTGGTAGATGCAAGCATCGGACCGATAGACTTAGCTACAATAAAGTCATCGGCTTCCTGACACTCATCAATAACAATAAGATGGAAAGTTTTAGATTCGATCTTAGCCCTAGGGTTAGCTGTCATCATCATAACTGAGGAATTAGATTTAAGAAGTTTAACTTGCTTAGTCACACCAGCAACCTTTTTAGCCTCATCATCAATCTCAGGGTCTTCTAAAACAGCTAGGGCATGTTCACTAGTAAGGCGTGAAATAACACGTGAGAACAAAGTTTCAGCCTGGCCTTCAACAGGGGCAAACAAACCTACCCATAGACCATCTTTGAAACGACCTAATAGGTCAGGGTACATTTTGGCAAGTCGGGGTAGGATAACCATAAGTGCAGCCACAGTATCAGCCACAGTCTCAGACTTACCGGACTGACGAGAGGCTAGGGCTGTAATCTCTTCACCCTCGTTAATAACGACAGATTCGATGATTCGCCTAGCTAAAGGCTCTTGGTAAGGGCGAAGTGGGTGACCTACAAGCGCGGTCATAAAAATCATAATCTTATCGATTAATTGGTCAACAAACTCACGAGACAGCTCGTCTAAGCCGTCATCATACTCTTCTTCATAAGACTCAGATTGCTCATCAAAGTCTTCATCTACTTCTTCAAAATCGTCGTATTCACTCATCTTATGCCTTAATAGTAAAGTAACCCTGAGCCGATATGACTCAGGGTTACTAAGTGCCACACGGGAGAGAAGGAAGGTTGGCTTATTAATGATACCATAAATAAATATTAAACTTTATAAACTAGTGTTTGTTCTTTTATTTAATTCTTCTATTACCGCATGAAGGGCTTCGGTGCTGGTAACCAATTCTTTAATAGCTTCTGGGGTACGGTTGCGTTCATATATGCTAAGAAGACGCCCTAACTCATATAGCGTTTGGTCTGCCCATGAGGTTAAATCAGCTGTAGGTATGCGGGATACCCGTTTAGCAATTTTTTCAGGAAATGGTTTATTCCAACTTTTCTTTTTAAAATTTACCATTTTTTAATCTCCTCACTAGGAGTATCAAGCTTACGTAGAACTTTGCCTAGAGCTTCGTCTTCATCAATGGGGTTACCCCAAAGACCAATGGCATACCCACGTTTAATAAACGGAACCCAGAATACAAGGCATACTTTGCTTTCGCGATAAGGGTGTTCTGTCTCCTGACTCCAACCCCATTCAAATACTGGGGTGAGCGGATGTTTTAGCTTAATAGTATCAACATATAGTGAACCGATTGATTGCATTTATTTTCCTTTATACATGTAATCCAAATAACCTTTAAAGTCATTTATTTGAGTTTTTTGTGCTTTAGATAGCTCTTCCATATCAACTTCATGCATATCTGGCCATGAGTCTAAACCAGAAGAATAAAGATATTTGCCTTTAGATTCTGCTGCTTTGAAATTTTCCCACATCTGTACTGGTACACCATTATACTGCCACCACGTTCCATCTCGGAATACTACAATCATTTTAAATGTTTTGTAATCAAAGCCTGCTTTTACTGTTCTTGGCTTTCCTGGGTTTGTAGAGGTAGTGCCTGACATATTAGGCATTTCTAATGAAGAGTTATCTACTTCAAAATCATTATCCTCAGCAGGCACATTTGGATTTTCCTCATTAGTAAGGATATCTAGCCATTGCCTAGAAGTGGTCTGCTGTCTTTTTTTCTCATTAGACCAGGGATTATTACTTTTAGCCATTATTCGTCACACTCATGGTATTCTATATCAAATTCAAGCACAAGTTCATCACAGTGCTTGCACCTAAATAAACGCTCTTCAGTTTCCTCATCCTCACCCTCAATAACTGATTCAGGTTGAGCGGTAATGTCCGGCTCTAATGGGTCTTCAGGAGGGTAGTACACATGACTAGGAACCGGATGAGCTTGATAAGCTTGTATCCGGGTAATGCGCATTATTCGGTTTCTTCTTTTACAGACTTCTTTTTATCTGATTTAAGCTCTTCTAGAGGGTATAGCCCCTCTTCAGCGCCTAAACGAAGGTGTTGTGGTAGGTGCTTTACGCAATAATGAGCAGGGCTAAAGTTAACTGAGCTTTCTGTGTAAGCAGCGTCTTCAGAGCAGTTTGAACACTTCATGTTTCTCCTTGTAGTTTATCTATTAATAATAGCAGATTTAATTAATATTCTCTTTAATATGCTGGTCAAACTTGCCTTCTAAGACAGCAATATTTACTTTAACAGAATTTAAGTCAGTTTTAATTCCTAATACATCGTCACGAAGAGATGAGCCGTGATTTGGCTTAAGTTCCGATAAGTAGTCTTTTATAAGAACGCTTACTATCTCACTTGTGTAGCCTTTAACTAAGCGAGCAACAACAAAGCCGCCTAAGCTAAGAATGGTGCAAAGAGTAGCAATAAGCGCAATTAATTGATCGGTCGACATATATTCCTATTACCTTGTGCCCCACCAATTACGGCCGGGGTTAGCATATGAAAAAGTGGTTGGCTTTTCCTTTTGATTCAAATATATTCTGCGAACACCGAAACGCGTATCTTTTACTTGTGCAGGCTTAAATAAAGCCTCTTTTTTAAACTCTTTTTGACGTTTTACGGATTCCATCTTCCCCACTCTTTCATGTGAGTAGGGATTCCAGCTATAGCGTAGTCACCGGCACGTGTCAAAGCGTCTCTAAACTCTCTGTAACGGCCTGTAGGGCGCTCATCGCGTTCGTATACGTCGGTAGACGTAATAGCTCCCGAGCGGCGTGCTAGAGGCCCTTTACGGCGTATATCTACTTTAAGCTTTTTTTCCACGTGGCTTGTATTTTTTAGGGGCAGTAGTTGCTGCAGGCTTAGCTTTAACTGCCTTAGCTTTAGTTGTAGTTTTAGATTTAGTTGTAGTTTTTTTAGGCGTTGCAGGCTTGTCATCTGGAAAGACAGGTTTAGAACCACTACGGACGGCTACGCCATATTGTTGGCGAGTTTTTCCGTCATAAACATCAAACTGAATAGGCTTTCTTGCAGAGCGCTTACGAGGCTTTGATGGTTTTTTAGTACCAGTTTGCTGTTGACCCTCAGCTTGACCAGCTGCTACACCGGTAGTTGGCGGTGGTGGAGCATTTTCGTAACTTGCTTCAAGACCTTTGTACTTAAAACCTTTAGCTACGCGACCTTCCGGAGCAACTTTGTGAACAGCACGCAAACCAGATAGGGCTTGTTTGTGTCGTGCGCCTTCTAAGCCCACTTGACGTTCGTAGTCGTGCTGAGCTCTGACATCTTCATTGTGGTACTCTTGCATACTCTTAACACGACCGCCCCCAGAAGTACCTCCAGAGCCGCCTCTTCCACGACTTCCGCCATTTGCAAGATTAGTAAACAACAAACCTTTAAGAGTGTCTTGAGCAAACTTAGTGTCTTTAGGTATGGACTCCGCCTGAGTTCTAGCGGTTTTACCAACAATATTTTCAGCCATAATTAAATCCTAATCCTTTTGGATAATTTTATCAGTTTAAATAGGAAAACCCCGGCCAAACGACCGGGGCTTTTCTACTTAGATATTAGGCAGCCCAGAGGCCAGTAGTAATTGCAGTAGTTGTACGTGCAGTACCAGCAGCGTACTGCTGAGAGTGTACTGTACCAATCTTTGGAGTCAAGGTTAGGGTTCCAGAAGACACTGCATCTGTAGTACCGGTGTTAATCACGATAGCAGTTGCGCTAATCCAGTGGGCAACTGTGTAGTCAGTAGAGTTCACAAGGCCTAGTATAGACGAGCTGCTTACAGTAACAACGTCACCAGCTACTAGGTTAGTAAACGCACCCGCGCCACCAGTTAGGACAGCTAGGTTGCTACCTGCGGTACGGGTAATACCGGTAACGCTAGCAACGTTGCTAGCAGATGAGGTGGTTGAACCTGCGCTGTGTACAAAGCCGCGGTCATTTAGTGCGTCAATAGCAACAGTAGATGTCTTACCAACTACGCTAGGGACTAGGTAACCAAATGTTCCGGTTGCAAAAGCACCATCTACGTTAGTTAGAGCAGATGAGTATTCTACCTTACCGGTTTGACCAGTTATAGAATAACCAGCAGTTGATGCAGTTCGACCAGTAACTGTAAAGCTAGTTGCAGTTGCAGCAGCAACTGTTACGGAGCTTACGTTAGGGTTCAAAATAGCGTTGCTAACTAGACCAGTAACAGTTACTACGTCACCAGCGTTTAGGTTGTTTTGAGCAGTGTACTTGTAGGTAGTGTTTGTTGTTGCATCAACAGTAACAGCAGTAACATTGAAGTTACCGATACCCCAGCCGGCAATCTGTGCAGCAGCTGATTGACCAGTAAGAGCAGTACCTAGTGGAGCTAGGAACGTAATGGTAGTGCTGTTTGCTACCGAAGTTGCGGTGTCTAATGTAAGAGCAGTACCGCTAATTGCAGCAACCTTACCTACTACAGAACCTGAAATAACTACCGACTGACCTACCTGAATAGCGTTGTTAGCAGCAGTAAGAGTAACACCAACCTGTGATGTGCTTCCGTTTCCACCTACCTGAGTAGTAACAGAGCCTGATACTACAAAGTTGTCTGCTGTCGCAGCGCGAACAATTGCTCCGTTGATGTTAAACGCAGGGTTAGTGAAGCCAGTTAGGTTAACTGTAGAAGTACCAAGAGTTAAAGTTTCTGCAAAGTTATTTGAAGCAGTAACTAGTACGAAAGGATTGGCCGCAGAACCACCAGCTTGAGCAGCAGTTACTGGATACTTACCAGTATTGAAGTTCGGGAATCCGTAGAATCCTGAATCCGCAAGAAGAGCGCTGTCAATTGGAGTCTCTAGAGAGTTTCCGTTTACAGTGTTGCTAATTACGAATCTGTCTTTGCTTGCGCTATCAGTAAGTTTAGAAACAGCTAGACGTGCACTCTGTACCTTAGTAGTAGCGGCTGTCTGAGCAACTCCGTTTAGGTAAGCCCAGTTTGTGTCGCCAACAACCTCAAGAGAAGCTGTTACGGTAGAAGCGCTTGAGGAAGAGCTCACAGGGCCGCTTGCAACGGTAAATGTAGTTGTTGAAGGAACGCTCAATACAGTTGCGTTATTTAGGTCAAATGGGGTAGCCGCAATTGCAAGTGTGTCTTTGATTTCGGTTGGAGTATTTGCGTTAGCAATTGTAATTGAGTTAGCAGTTCTAGCTAGTACAGTAAATGAACCGTTGTAAATGGCGTTGTTGTTTCCTGAAGTACCACCGCTAATACTAACAACCTGACCTACAACAAACTTGTTAGTAGGGGTGTTAATAGTGACGGTCTTTTGTGTAGAGTCGGCAACAGCCGGAGTATACGCAAAAGTAAGAGTAGTACCGCTAACGTTAATTGCACTGCTTAATTGAATAACCGTGTTACTAGTAACTAAGGTAATTGTAGTACCGGCAGCAAGAGTGGTAACGGTTCCACCGCTAGCTGTTACGACCATACCTACTACAAGGTTAGCAGTTGAAGGAATAGTAACATTTGTATTAGCGGCTACGTTTGCTGTAACTGATGCCGCTGTAGCAGTAGCAATTGCGTTAACTGATTCGGACAAAACAGTTGTACCGGCAACTGGAGAAGCAACAGTTCCACCAGTAGCAAAAACACCGGTGTTAACTGTAGAACCTACTACTAGGTTGTGAGCTACGTCAGTGGTAAAAGTAGTAACTTTAGCGTCGGTGCTTGCAGTTGTAATCTTTGCAGTTGTAACACCAGAAGCCGGGAAGTTACCAGCGGCGGTAGTTGCACGGTCATCGTTTGGCTGAATTGCAAAGTTACCCCATACGAAGTCAGTTTCGATGTTCTGGTTCTGGTAACTCGAAAAGTTAAGAGTTACGCCATCTACAAGAGTAGCTGGACGGCTAAGGGTTATTGGGTTACCAGTTGCAGTAACAGTAGTTGCAGGGTTGATACCGTCAGCGTTTGCAATACCAGAACCGGTTACGACCTGTCCTACCGCAATATTTGAGTTTGAAGCTGTTAGGGTAACGGAAGTGCCGTTATTGACGGCTCCGCTTACTTTCTGAGTGGTAACAGGAAGTAGCGTACCGCTGTCCTGAAAATTACCTACGTTGTTTGCCATTGATTTATACTTTCTCTAGAGATAGATTTAAAGACGTTTGATCGGAACGCCATATTATTAAGTATGGCGTGAGTTGTTTCAGATTTCTTATCTAAACCGAATTATTTGTCGTTTTCTTTCTTACCTGCGCGGCGCTTGTTTTCTTTAGCAGTATTTTTACCGTGTTTTAGAGCGCGTAGGTTTCCAGCATTGTCATTGGAGTGGTTGTTGTCCTTGTGGTCAACATCTACACCTTTAGGCAATTTACCGTGTGTTTTCTCATACTTATACTTAGCGGCCGAGATAGATGTACGTGAGCCATCTTTATTTACAACAGACATCATAGGGCGTCCGCCATTTTTCTTAGAGCCCTTAAACGGCCCATAAACCTTTTTACCGTCAGAAGTCTTGCCCGCTAGGGTCTTAGTCTTCTTACCAGTAGCTTTTTTCTTTTCAGACATTATCTGCCTTTTCTTTCTGGATTAACACCAGTAATCAAATCCATAGGTTCCCCACGCTTTGCACGGCCAAGGGCTCCGGCCCTAACTGGAATTTCGTACATGTGAAGGTCTTTAGTACCCGAAGCTTCTGCGGCCTTGTATCTGCTATCTGCTTCTTGGATAGACATACCTGAATCTACGGCCTCTCTAACTTTACCTTCAGCAGTATTGCGCTTCATTACGCCTTTAATTACAGGGTGAAGTACGTTATTAAACCTGGCTACGCTTGCATTAGCTCTTCTAGCCTGGTGTGTAGGTAGTTCAGAGTTCTTAGAGTATCTAGGTAGTTGTGGCTTTTTTGGCTGCATGAGAGCTCCTATAGGTCTTTATCAGTGTGATATTTAGAAGGCTCGCCGCGACGCATACGGCCAATAGACTCAGCGCTAATTGCGGTATACGCTTCAGGGTCTTCTTTGTACTCCTTGATAACGTCTTTAACCTTCATGGTGCGAACTGCGTGCTCACCCATGTTTCTGTCAAAAAGGGCTTTAGCCTTTTTGTCGTTAGGCTTACCAGGCCCTCTGTGGCGCAGAAGAGTGTTGTTTGCGCGCTCTAGCTTGTCGCCTTCGCTCATTTGCGGATTCTTAGGATGCATTCTTTTTCTTTTCCTGTTCTGCTTTCCACATCGCGTTACCCATCTCTTCTAAATCTTCCGGGGTGTTGTAACGTGGGTCTTGGGACATTACTGCATGGTACTGGTGTTCTAAAGACATTGATTCGCCAGCTGGCTCAGCATTTAATTGAAGTTTAAACTGCTTATCTTTGGGGTTCATTGTGCGCTCCCGTAAGGTATTTGTGCAACGTTTGTTGCTTGTCCAGAAACATTATAGCGTTGATAGGCACCTTTTGGACCAGTAAAGATACCATCATTGATTCTACGGGCATCCATTACATTCAGCCCTAAAACGGCATTATTTTGGGTGAATACACCTAGTACCTGGTGCAGCTCTGGCGCGCGGCCGTGTGCAAACTCTTCATACAACCCGCGTGGCTTCATTACTTCAGTATAAAGTAAAACAACAACATTTAACCCCCTAATAGCATTTTTGCAGGAGTTGTGAAAATGGTAGCTTAGGGCGGCGCAGCTATCACTGCTATTCCAATCAAATAGGTATTCCTATTGAAACAAGGACAATCAAATATTTAACTAATTTTGCACACCACCCCTGAAATCAATTATAACGATTGTGCACGATAAGTTACAAACACCCAAACACCCAAACACCCAAACAGCTGCGCCGGCCATCCCCGCCCTTTAGGCTACTGCCTAGCTTTCTAGGACCTCAATCGTTTCTGTGCCCTGCCCGATTATAACGATTTGATAACGCCTAACCCTACCCCCCCTTTATTACAATTTGATAACGAGAACCATCTAGATTACGGCTTGATAACGAAAATAATCTTTATAACGCTTTGATAACACGACCACTTTTTGCCTTTGGTGGACATAGTCTTATCTTGTTAGGGAAACAAGACTTAGGCAGACGGCTTAGGCAAGTAGTTCCCTGATAGTTAGGGCAGGCAATGGACACTAATCCGTTGTTAGTCAATTCTACCGAGTTAGACGACCGTATTTATACGCTTGACACTCCGTTAGAATTGGTCAAGTATTGGTATGACCGTAAAGATGTCAATGAACGCAAGGAAACTTGGCGTTATAACGGTTCATCTACTAGCGTTCAGCGTGTAGAATACTGGGAAACATTCGGTAATCTCTTTGCGAGCATTCAGTCATTCTTTGACTCTTGCGAGTATGACGGTATCAACTACGCAACTAACGGTCATCACGATGGCGTATTCCTAAAAGGTATGGAATACGACCTTTACGGACCGACTAGGTGGAGTGAAATGCGAACACACTTGGCAGATACCTTTGTGGTATTTACACAAGACGCAGACTGTGCTGACGCAGTATGCGACCACGAACTCACAGACGGCAAGTGCCTAAAAGCAAATGCCTTTGAAGTAGAGTTTGAGCACCACGAACTAGGACTAATCAACTAGTTAGCAACAACACCTGAGCAAGTGCCTAAACTGCTCACCCTACAAACAAAGGACAAAAATGACACACATAATAAACGGGCAAGATTTATTGGAAATGATTATTGCCTTCGCAATTGGTTATCTATTCGGCAAGTTAGACAGTAAGGGTAAGAAATGAACTGTGCAAGATGTTTAGAATCAGGTAAGGAAACAACAGCAACACACTTTGTCAAGGCAATTGAGTTCTTTCATCCCGCAATTGGAGCGTTTGTCCAATGCGAAAATGACGGAGCAAAAGTCTGTAAGCCTTGCCTAAGTTATACACTAGAACAACCAACTATCAGGGTTGAGTTCTATCCACTAGTAGCAGTCTAGCAACACCACCTGAGTCAAGTGGCTAAACTGACTCACTCACTCAAACAGATAAGGAAATGAAATGACAAGCACAACCTGTAATCAAGGGCACGATCTTACAGTGTCTAACGCACTAACCAGCACATACCGATGCCGTCTTTGCTGGAATGAACATCAAAAGTTAGTAATGAGGGCAAGGCGTGGAACAGGATTAGACAAGCCTACTAGAACTTATGTTCAGAGAAGGCCTCGTAGGTCTAGCCCTGTCGTAGAACTAACCAAGTTAGTTAGCAACAACGAGGAACTAGCCAAGTATCTACTGATGGTCGTCAAGGCTGAGCAGTGGGCTAAGGAACTAGAAACACTGCTAGATGAAATAGACTCACCGTTTATGCCGTCTTAGTAGCAACACAGAGGGGGCTGGGAAACCAGCCCTCTCTTTATAACATTTGTGTAACGATGTCACCCGGGCGTGTCGTGCCAACTCAACAATAATCACTAGGCTATATACTATGTATAGCCTGTGATTATAAGGCTAATAGGCAACTTGTTGCCATTAGTCTTTGTTGAGTCGGGCCGTTATCAAACTGTTATGTTATCAAACTGTAATAAAGAGCCGTTATCAAACTGTGATGATCGAGAGATTATAACGCTTTGATAACACAACCACTTTTTTCCTTTGAACGCAATAGTCTTATCTTGTAAGGAACAAGAGAGGGCAAAAGTTCTAAGGGCAGTCCTTACAAGTTATTAGGAGTTCATAGTGAACACTAAGCACCAACTAAAAGTAGAGGTGAACGCTGAACCTGTTGCTATAAACGGCAATTGGGTCAAGGGCGAAATCGATACTCAAATAATCGCTGGCGAGGACATACAAAGTCCTCACCTAACTGACCGTCTATCTATGTCTGTATGGCACGGAGATGAGGGTAAGCACCAAATCCACCTAGACAGAGATGTTTGGACTTATCTCACTGGCGTGTTTGGCGACGGCAACTACACTAACACGGAGTTATTGCGTGGTAGTTTCACTCTGGCAGAACTTATGCTAATTCAGTCAACCCTAGATGAATTCATCAAGGGAATCGAATCTGGGACAGTTAGCCCTAGATAAACCTGAGACCTGAGCAAGTCCTAAAAAGGCTCACACTAAAAAATAGAAGGGCAACAAATTGACAAAAGAAATCGAGAACCACATTAGATACACAATGATAAAAGACCAGATCGAAGCGGTAAAGCAATACCTAATCGAAAACTGGGACAGTCCAGATAGCGAGGAAATCTGCGACATCTTGGGAATTGACAAGACCAAGACCATCAGCCTTGATGTAGTTATCAAGGGCTCAGTTAGCGTAGAGGTTCCACTTACTTACAACGCTGATGACCTAAACTATCTATCGGCAGACATCTCTTTCGATTTCAACGATGGTGATGTTGATACGCTAGACGTAGACTTAGACGTCAAGCAAATCACAAACACTACCGACTGGTAGAACCTGCGACCTGAGCAAGTCCTAAAACTGCTCACACTAAACAGAAGGGCAATAAATTGAAACCGACACTATTAGCACAAGAAAAAATCGCCTCATTCCTAAGACACCCGGGAAACGCTAGGGAATTCACAGTTGAATTCATCAAGCGTTCAACCCTAGAACTTAGGGTAATGCGAGCAACCACTAACTACGCAGAACACCTAAAAGGCGGTGAACTACCTTACGACACAGTTGAAAAGGGTTTGCTTCCAGTCTGGGACTTGGACAAACAAGCGTTCAGGTCTGTTCCACTAGATAGCGTAGTGGTTATAAAAGTTCAGGGCAAAACTTATCTCATAGACACAGATTGAGTGAACAGCAGGAGGGCTTGCCCTAGCCCTCCTGCCCCTTCGGGGATTATAACAGTTTGATAACGACACGCCCGACTCAACAAAAGCCAATAGCCACAAACAACTTCGTTGTTTTTATATAAGGCGTGTGGCTATTGGCTTTTGTTGAGTTGGGAGCTTGTATAACGGTTTGATAACGCAACCACTTTCTTCCTGCAAGCATAATAATCTTATCTTGTTAGCGAAAACGCTAGCGATTACATTGAGAGAAAAGAGAAAAGTTATGGATGCTTCAAACTTGTATTACGGAGATGAAGAGATTACAGAGATAGTCTATGAGTTGAATGATTACTGCACCTGCACCAAGTGGAATGATGAGACTGAGTCCGAAGAGTTAGATGAACAAGGCGACCCTGTACCTGCCGAGTGGTGTTCAGGTTGCTATGAAGATGTCATGAGCAACATTGAGTATGACATGCTAGGACATTGGAATCGCGACCATGGCATTGAGGCGACCGATAAACTCTACATTGGTGGAGACGGTATCGGCTGGCAGAGGCGTAGTGGATACACTATCGCTGAGCCTAACATCAAGGACATAGTCAAGCGACTATCTCTAAACGGCGACTTCACCCTCTACTTCAAGTATGATGGTAAAGACTTGACAGTAAGGCGTTCAAGTCACGATGAGCCAACTGGCACTGGCTGGATGGTGTTCAGACTGGCAACCGATGAAGAAATTGAATTCTGGGAAAACAGATAAGTTTCTCTCTCAAGAAAACAACCTGAGCCAAGTTGTAAAACTGGCTCAAACATAACTAAATAGATTAGCCGGCTGAGCCTTCCCCTCAGCCGGCTATTTTTTTGCCAACTCAACAAATAGCCAATAGCCCGAAGCCCCCTAATAAAAGATCGGGCTATTGGCTATTTGTTGAGTTGGATCGGTTTATAACAGTTTAGTAACGCAACCACTTTTCTCCTTTGCTCGTAATAGTCTAGTTCTGTTAGCAAGACGGCTAACCTAAATGAGAAGAGAACCAATGACCCTTTACACAGAAACAGAAATAAATAAGGAAATCTGGGATAACCGAGAGTTTATTATCGGGAGAACTCACCCAAGTGACTTGGCTCACGAATACGCAGACAGTGCCTTGCCTATTTACACAGGTGACATAATCGGGACTTGGCGTGATTTGCCTGACGAGTATTCAAACAAGTTCCACGAGATGAGGACAGATTTGCCTGACCGAATTGAGGACTTGATGATTGATGACCTCTATCTGTATTACTCAATGCTCTACTCAGGGGCGATTTACGAACTGACCGAAAACGGTAAAATCTTTGACGGTGAAAACTGGCAGGATAAGCCAGAGGACTAGAACCCGCCGAGTGTCGGACACACTCAATAAGCCCCTCAGCCCTACACACAGGCTGAGGGGCTTTTTTTATGCCAACTCAACAAAAAGCAACACGCCGATCCCCTATAAACCGTGGCGTGTTGCTTTTTGTTGAGTTGGGGGCTTACATTACGATTTGATAACACAACCACATTTATCCTTTGGCAAGGGTAATGTTGTTCTTGTAGCCAACAAGGGCTACCTAAATGAGATTAGAGAGAACCAAATGAAATGTGTATTTTGTAATAGAGAATACCCACTTGGCACTATTGCCTGTGTGGATTGTAATGAGTATAAGGGTATGGAAGAAATCACGCCAGAACGCAAACCTGTCCTATTAGGCTCTGCCCTAAATGATGTGTTCGCAATGATAGAAGAGGCTCGCAAGGCTCATCTAGAACTAGGCTGTAATGACCCTGATTGTAATTGTGATGAAGAGGTGGTTGAGTAATGAACACCGAACAGGCAATTATCGTATCAGCGTTGGAAGTGTTTGAGGACTACATCAACAAGCACCTAGACCAGACCAAAGACAGCGTTCGCATTTTTAGTGATGATGAGGAACTGAAATCTCAATTCACCTTAGAGTTCGCTAATCGTAAGTTCCTAATAAACTATGTTAGGGACATCATAGAGAACATAAACCAATCTGGTTATGCTATCACCGACAGCACCACACCTGACAACAAGCGACTAATAGAAACATTGGAGGGGTTCTAATGGAACTAAACGACAAAGAAGCAACAGCAATCAAGGCAATCTTTACCGATTGGCAAGAGGGGGCTACAACAGCAGAGGAAGCCCTATTTGATTTAGAGCAACTAATAAATGGTGAGGAATAAAATGGAATACAGAGTTCAGCAAAAAGCGACAATCTGGTATGAAACCACAATTCAGGCAGACACACCAGAGCAAGCGATAGAGATAGCCCGAGAACCTGAAAGCAACCTTGATTTAGATTGGTGGCAGGTTCTAGATACAACCGAGTTCCAAGACGAGTTCTGGTGGCAAGACCAGAACGAAAATGAGGGAACTATCCCAGATAACTAAATAGACTTGGCGTAGTTTTTCTCATTTCTCTACGCCAACCAGCCCCAGAGCACCCTGTCCTGTGCTCTGGGGCTTTTTTTTTTGTTGAG